GAACTCATAGCCGCAGTCCGGGCAGATTGAATAGGCAGCGTGAATCACGGAATGGCACTGGGGGCATTCTTTCGCAGGTGCATCTCCCTTGCCGCCGGGGCGTTCCTTGATCTGCAGATCATCTACTGGCCCGTGCCGCAGGATGTTGCCGCCAAAGTCCAAAATCAAAGCATCGGTTTTGGATGGATGCAGCCGAAAGCTTCTCCCGACCATCTGGTAATAGAGCCCCGGCGAATTGGTCGGCCGCAGCAGGACCACACAGTCGATGTTCGGCGCATCAAAACCGGTGGTCAAAACATTGACATTGACCATGTATTTAAGGGGCGGCTTGTTGTTGCCGAACATGTCCGCCTTGACAGTTTGTCGCTTAAAGCGGGCGATCAGTTCCGCCCGCTCCAAGGCGGGGGTGTCTCCTGTAACCAGACCCACTTCCTGGTGGGTTCGCTGCTCCAGAACTTTTTTGATATGCCGGGCATGATGGACTCCGGAGGCAAAGATCAGAACGCTGTTGCGATCGGCCGTCTGTTCAATGATTTCTGTGCAGGCCGACCAGACCAGACGTTCATCGTCCATCAAGTGTTCCACTTCCGAGGCGATAAACTCACCGCCCCGGATGTGCAGGCCGGAGGTGTCGGCCTTTTGTTTGCCGGCCTTGCTTTTCAGGGGGCAAAGGAATCCCTGGACAATCAGCTCCCGCACACCCACTTCATAACAGATCTCATTGAGCAGGTTGTCCGGGCCGCAGATCATGCCCGTAGTCATTCTGTATGGGGTGGCCGTCAGGCCGACCAGTCGAACAATCGGATTGACCACCATCGCTTCTTTCAAAAAGGACCGATAGCGCCCTTCGCCATCCGGCGGCAGACAATGCGCCTCGTCAATGAGTATGAGATTAAATGCACCCAGGTCGCACGCCCGCTTATAAACAGACTGGATCCCGGCTACGATAATTCGATGGTCCGTATCCCGGCGTTTGAGTCCCGCCGAATAGACCCCGATGTCCAAGTCTGGGGCCATGTCGCGGAGTGTGCCGGCGGTTTGTTCCAAGAGTTCCTTGACATGAGCCAATACCAACACGCGGCCATCCCATAGATTGACCGCATCCCGGCAGATGGTGGCCATCACAGGGGTTTTGCCCCCAGCTGTCGGGATCACAATGCACGGATTGCCATCGCGATTCCGAAGGTAATCATAGACGGCGTTGACAGATTCTTGCTGATAAGGGCGCAATGGAAGCATAGCAGCCGCATTCACAAGGGAAGTTCCTCCAATCGTTTGATGATGGGCTCTCGGGCATTGTCATTCCACCGCCAGCACTCGATCCGGGCATTGGATGGCAGCCCCAAGGCGGCCATTCGTAATCCCTCCCGTTCCTCCGGCCGGGGCCAGTCATTACTCTTGACCTGAATGCACCGGATGCCCAGGGGGCTTAGGGCTAAAACGTCGAATGGCCCCTGCGAGCCGGCCGACCGAATACACAGGTATCCGGCGGCCGATAGCTTTGCGATGGTCTTCTGTTCCAGACGATTGCCTTTCCGCTTACACTTCACAGCCTATCGCCTCCAGGGCGCGATGGTGGATTTGCTTGGAGCAGCCACTGCAGGGGCTGACTGACGCTTTGAAAACCCTCGAATTTCATTGGTCAACTCACCGGTGTCTGTGCGTTTCTTGACGGTAACATTGATGACCAGGGGCAGATTATGCAGCTGGGCTGAATCCGCAGGGGTCAATACTCCAACCGCCTTGCAGATGCCCGCCAGATGGCCCCGGGCGATCTTGGCCGTGGTCTGATTGGGATGACTTAAGCAGAGCCGTGCCCATAGGAGGCGATTTTTGTAGTCGCCCTCGACGATCTGAAACGTCAGTTCCAGGTATTCTCCCGTTTTGTTCCTATTCTCCTTGAACTGGCTGGCGGTAATCACGGCGACATATTTGCCAGCTGGAATCGGATCAAAATCATTGATAGGTTCCACCGTGTTTGCATCAAAACCATTGAGATTAGCCATTGTTTTTACTCCTGATTCTGTAAGGGTTGATTGGATAGTGCATTGGCAAACGCTTCCCAAGACAGGGGAAGTTCAAAGGGCAGGTTGTAGCGATTCTTGGCCACACAGGACGGCCCGCCGACGGTGCGAAGGATTCGCTCGCCGCCCTCCGGGCCGATGCCGACGGCAATCGTCCGCTCCCGGCCAAACCCGGCATCCTCGGTTTCCGTGCGGAATTTGCGGGTGGCGAACAAAACGGCATCGACCCATTCGGTCAGCAGGGCACTGGCATGTTTGTGCAGCCGTGGCGAGTAGCGGTCATAGGCGGTAGATTCCGGGTCCTCAAACCGCTCGACTTTGGCATGAGCAATCAGGATGACCGCCATGTTCCGCTGTTTGTGCAGGACATCGAGCAGGTCGAGAATATGCCGCCAGAAGCCCAATGCCGCGATGTAGCCCTTGCCATAGCCGCCATCGACCTTCTCGATGCTGGCGGAGTTGGAGATCCGGCACAGGTCGTCCCAGATCAACTGCTCCAGCCAATCTAAACTATCAATGACGACCGTTTGATATTCGTGCGGCTCCTTGGCCAGGGCCGTCAGGGATTCTTCGACATCCGTCAATTGTTTGGCCAGCGGGAACGAAGCACAGTCGATTTCGCCCAGCCCGTCCTCGGTAGGAATGAAGATGGGATTGGGTGCTTGGGCGGCATAGGTGCTTTTGCCGATCCCCTCCGTGCCGTACAGCAGCAGCCGCGGAGGGGCATGTCTCTTGCCCGTGCGAATGGATGCCATGATTGACATACCTTGTTCCTTTCTTTGACAGGTTAATGGTTGATTTCAGGCGATTATTTTTGCTTTACGTAAAATGGCCTCGGATTCCTGAATGGCATGCTGCCGATGAAGGTTAGTTTGCCGATGTCGGTGCCGGCGGGTGGACGTGAAATCTGATGAGCCGGAGGTTTCATCCTGCTTTGCCAACTCCGTGAAAAACCGGAACAGCCCGTCCTCGGAAATCATAAGGGAGCGGCCCACCCGGACATACGGCAGGCGAACGCCACGACAGCCCTTTCGACACCATCTCCACAGGGTGGAGGAATGGATTCGCCGACCGTTCGTACGGGGCAATCGCTTCGCCGCCTCAGTTAATGTGAGGTAATTTCCCACTATGGCGGAAACGGTGCATTCGGAGATTTGGGGACTGATAGACATTAGAAGTGGCCTCCCCGGATCTGGATGTCATAGAGGTACTGCCGAATCAGCTCGACCTGTTGCGGATTGAACAGGCGGATAATCCCGATCCGTTCGGTCGGCTTTATGCGGTGTTTGCCGATGATATAGCTGACCCGGGCCGGCGGCTCCTGAAGGAGATCACTGATTTGCCCAACCGTGAAACGTTCGTCTTGCATTGTTCAAACTCCTACAAAGAAAATTTGTCATTCTCTATAGGAAGAATCTGTTCACGTGAACAATGCGGTTAGAGGGAGAAAAACGCTGTTTTTAGCGTGATAATGAGGATTATTTTTTATGGGCTGTTCATGAACAAACCGTGAACAGCCCGTGAACAAGGTTTATCGATCAGGGAAAATCCTGTTTTTTTTATTGTCCTGATTGTCCATGTCAGCCTTTTGCTCAGCGACTAATTGTTCCAGCTCTTTTGCAGCAGCGATTTCATCGGGTGTCTGTTCGTGAGCAGACAGAGTATCCAAATGTGCATCATTCAGACGGGTTGTTTTGGAAGATGTTGTCTGCTTTTTATCTCTTGTTTTAACAAATATCTTCCAGGCCGAACAACTACTTACCAAACCAATACTACAGCCGATTCTATCTGCCAGCAGCCGGGCTGTAATTTTTTTAAGGTCTTTTTCTGTTTTTAATCCCATTTTCTGTTTAAGTTCAGGAATCAGTTTCCGTATAGCAGCATTGGCCTCCTCTTCCGTGATTTTGGATTTAGGGGGCAGGGTTTCTTTTTTGGGTGCTGTGGATCTGAAATAGTCTTCGATCCTATCCGGCAGAATCTCCCATCGCATCCTCCGTTCCGGCTCAACTTGGATTCGTCCTATATCCGGCTTCTCAGGACATACAGAAAGCCAGACTTTTTCTTCTGTTTTCGGGTGCGTAAAGAGTTCGGGAATGATCAGGCATCGTTCCTCGCATTGGTTACAGATCACTTCCGCAGCCGGCTCAATTTGCCGGATCATCCCCGCTTTTTCCAACTCCTCCCGCATACCTGGCGGCCACTGCTGTATTTCGTCATAGGTGAGTATCTTGCCGCCGGGGATCTTCAGTCGTCCTGCCAGTTTCTGAAAAAACGCCTCTGTTTGCATTGGTTCAATCCTGTTTTTTTATGTCACCTCATCTTGGTCATTTTCAGGCATCGGGGGAATCTCGAATCTTTCCATTAGACCCCATTCTTCCAGGTACTTTTTGGCGACCTGATGGAGGGGATCATCCTTCAGGGTACATCGATCGGGAATGGCAATCTCAAAGGTCACTGTTTTACCTGGTTTCCCGTTAATTCCTTCAAACTGGAACTGGATTTTGGCCTTGACTACTTTCACTTGATCGAGCGGGATGCTCTTCTGATTCAAGGCATTCTCAATCAGCTGATAAATCGGCTGCCCTTTTTCATTTGAGCCGTCTTCGAAGGTGATCTTCCGTCGTCTTCCTCCCGGCAGTTCCAGTTGCAACATTTTCAAATAAACCTTTTGGATTCCATCCTTCGGATTTGTCGGAAACGGAAAGTTATTTTTCATCTTTTCCAATTTAAATATTCGGCTGGTCGCATCCGGTAACTTTTTTAAGCCCAAGATTGTCTGGCAGAATGATTCCTGCAGTTTCTTGACATCATCGGCCTTTCCTCCTGCATTCGTTTCGATGATACCGGTGTCGGGACGATAGACAAAGATCACCTCAAACGCGGGTTTAATTCCTACACTTTTCAGGACATCGTCCTCATATTCCAGTTCTGTTCTTGCATAATCTTCCGGGTATGCAAAGTAGCAGTGCCGTTCTGGCCCCTGTCGCAGGTAATTTTCCACGTGACAGTGTTTTCCCCTGCCTTGTTTTTGATAAAATTCGCTGATCTTTTCTGCAAACTTTTCCAGGTCTTCCGGCTCCACTTTCGGTTCCAGTCCCTGATAAACACCGCAGTGTTTCCATCCACCCACACTATCCATCCGATACAGGCTTTCTGCAATTTCAAATACTTTCGGATGTTCCAAAAACATCCACATGGCCTTTTCATAGTGATCGCTCATCTGTTCGAACTGATCTGCCAGTTTCAGTTTGTGGAACGGTGATTCACCTTCTTCCAGCAGACACTGGGTTCCTTTCGCACAGGCCATTTCATTGACCTGACGGAACTCTTTTTCGACCTTGATCAAATCATTCTGCTCCAATTTCAAGATGGCCTCATAGACCGGTTCCACATCCGCTTCCTCCAGTTTTTGCCAGTCAATACCGAGCGGCAGTTTCCTAGATTCAAAGTAGCGTTTCAGGAGTGTGTTTGGTGTTTTTCGGAGGAAGTTTTTTGGCGAGTAATTACGAGACATGTCTTATCTCCTTTCTCCTCTCCGGCTCCGCCGGGATATAGTATTGTTCTGCCCAGGGAAACTTTGCTTTCTCGGGCACCGTTTCGTTCACGCTGAACGACCCGAACAAAACCCTTACAAGCAAAAGGAGTGCCATTTATGGAGTATAATTGGCTGTGGATTTATAACCTATTTGTTTATAACGAGATAGGAAATGTATAAAAAAATAATTTTTTTGTTCCCTGAGATCTGATTGCTGGCTCCTCCTGTTTTGACAGACCATCCGGTTTTTCACCCCTGTCAGGATGGCAGAAAAAGGCAACGGAAATAGCGTTGCATAATCCGCTGATCTCTGTATATTTACATGGAAATTAAGTGCGAAAGGGAGGTTCCCGTTGGAGAAATTTCACTGGAGTTTTTTCTTTTAAGCAGGAGGAACGGCTAAAAACGCCGTTGTCTATGGAGAAAAAAAGGAGTAATCAAGTTCTTTCTCTATCTCAACTTCTTCCTT